TGTAAATTCTCTAAAGAAATCATTTCTAATCTCTTCTTATAATTCTTCTGGTTAGATGCTATTAAGTACCTTTTTGCAATTGTACCGAAGTAGGAATAAGCCTTAGCTCCGTTGGTAGGGTCGAATTTATGTAGCTTCGTTAATAGGAAGGTAATAACCTCGTGCTGTAGATCTTCTAGATTGGATTCCTCTGTATAGTAGAACTTAAAGGTGTGTATTAAGTTCTGTGTTAGCTTAAAGAGAGGGTAGTGTATTTCATCTCTATAAATAGCATTCTTCTCTTCATAATCTTCCGTTGCATTATATCTATTTATTGCAAGTTCTGTCTCGTGTGAGAAGTAATTAGTCGTTTTTGCTTTCTTCTTTGGTTCCATTCTCCTCTATTAATTTAAACCTGCTTAACATTCCCTGTAATTGTTTAATAGATTGAAAAAACCATCCTATCTCATCATCACCTTCAAATGCACCTTTAGTATCTAGTGCATCTAGTTTCTCTTGTGCATACTCTACAGTTTTAGAGAGTTGGTCCATATACATTAGATATCCTGCCATTACATCTTCCTGCTTCTCATTTTTTTTAAGCAGGTTAAAGGTAGTGTAAATAAGCACTATGTTTAGGACTACACTTATTATTATTGTGATTTCCATATTATTCATCGAAGAAATTAGACATTAATCCTTTTAACCCTTCGCTTTTAACTCCTCCTAATGCTGTTGTTCTTGCTTTAGCCTGTACTCTTACTTTTGGAGCGGCTGTAAAGTTTTTAGATATGTCTCTAGTTGGTGCATGTAAATGTCTCTCTACTTCTGCAGCTAAGAAGTCTGCTTGATGTAGTATGAACATTATAACACTCTTTGGGCGACTCTCCGGTATTCTTGAAATAAAGTAACCTTTATTAGCATCATCATACAAACCATCATGGGATCTTATCGCTAACATCTCGTTTAATGTGTATTTAATTCCTGCTTCCTGTAATAAGAATAGGGATCTATCTGGGATGGTCATGAAGCCGACTTCTTTATTATATGAATATAATTCCCCTAGGTTCTTTTTTCTCCAGTCGTTGTCTGAGGCTATGTATAAGTCATTGACAGAGTCTCCTACTTTTCCTAAGTCGTGGTTGATTGCAGAGAATACTAGCTCCTCTACTGTGAAGGTATTCATATCTGCTCCAAACTTTCCCCATAATTCCCTAACTTCTAAAGCAGCGGTTACTACTCTGTTTACATGCTCAACATATCCTCCAGGAAAGCAGTTGTGGTAGTTTATATTAGCTGCAGCTGGCATGAGTATAAACCTATCCACTTGATTGTTGTAGAACTCTAGTAGCTTCTCTTTTCGTGGAGAAGAAATATAAGTTTCTATATTACTGAGGAAAGTCCCCCAATTAGCTTGTATTTGTTCTGCGGTTAAATTCATAAATGTAAGATAGTATAGAAACTCTTAATTAGCAACTTCAGAATCAGTGAAGGGTTCTAAAGCGATTAGGTTCTTAACCTCCGCTAAATTTTCCTCTGTCTTTTGAAGTTGTTCTAGGTATTTTGCAACAGGCTCTTGACGCTGTACGATCATTCTTAAGATCTTCAGGTCGTTTTCTATAACTTCAATCTTAGTATTTGTTAAATGTCTATATCTCATAACTATTCTAGTTTAATATCTATATTAGTAATATACCACTTATAGATTAGGATAGCAACTTCTATTATAGAAATAAAATTTGATCTAGTATTTGTTTTAGGTAACTACACTTCTCATACTGCTCTACTTCTGTAAAGTAGTTGAGCGCTTTATTTGCTGCTACTTTAAATCTGGGATCATTATAAGTCCTTAAGAAATCAAGATGCTCTTCATTCTTTAGGTTGATAGTGTTTAACTGATTATAAGCTTGGCTGTAGGTTAGGTGTACGCTTAAGCTTATTATATCAGCTTGAGTTTCTTCATCTACATTTAAACTTGCTACTATTGAATGTAGCGAAGTGTTATCTTCTCTGTTTATAAGCTTATGAAATATTCCCATAGCGAAGTATGGGTGGTCTTTATATGATATAGATTGCTTAACATATCTCAGAGTCTCTTCACTCTCAGATTCTGTAAACATCGAAAATATTTTATCTATATCCATTTAATAAAAAGACCCGCAAGCTGTTCTTATGGTAAGCAATACGGGTACTGTTGTATTTTAATTAGGCGTTTCTTATTTTTCTCTGTATGTAATTCACTAAATCATCTTTAGCGTAGCCTTCCATACCCGGCTCTGTCATTGGTCCGGATTTCCATTCAGTAAAGATTCTAAGTATCTCGTCGATGTGAGTATCTAATTCTGGACCCATTGCTTCAACGTATCCTTCAGTATCATAATCCTCATTGTAATCTTCAGACTCTTCGGTCCTTTTATGCTTAGCTTCGTAAGCAGCTTTAACGCTTTCTGCAGTAGGTAACGGCTCACCTTGTTTTCTTGTATCGAAGCCCGGTGCTTGATCTTCTTTAAGAAGTTGGGCTTTCTTTTCTATGCCTCCCTCTCTAAGGAATTGTGCTAAGTCGAAATTATACATTTTACTATTTAGTTTTATCTTTGATTATAAACTGTGATTCATTAGTAGTGCCTGCGAATTCTTTTGCAGCGATAAAAGCTCCCTTAATATCTAGTGCTTCGTAACTAAAATTCTCCAAAGAATTTGTAATTAAAAATCTTCCTCCTTTTGTTTTAGTTATTGTAAAGTCTTTACCGAAACACTTAAAACTTGCACCATTACCCCCCTCTTGAAATATGTTTTCTATTTTATGTATTAATTCGTTATAGTTTCCAGTACCCCAAATACCATCAATCCATGTTTCACCTTCATCTAACTGTGATTCATTAATAACACCAGCTAATAGCTGCATTCTACGAAATTCTTCGCTTAAGATTTGTTTTTTCATTTTATTTTATTGTTTAGGTTCGCCGAAGATAACAGCTTTATTAAAGTAAGTAATTGTATTTGCAAGTTGACGAGTTAATTTCTCATCCCCTAATCCTTTAGCTGCTTCATAAGCATCTACTAGTTTGCCGAATATCTCTTTAGAATCTCCGCCTGTAGCTAAATCTACTGGTGCTTCTAATCCCATATCAGGTTCAGTAGTTGGTTCATCCATGATATCTTCTTCTGGTGCTTCTACTGTTTCTTCTTCTGCATCAATAGTTACATCCTCTTCATCTGCTTCTCTAAGATCCATTTCATTGTTTGGATCTAAAGACATTAGTCTTTTAGAGATTTCTGAATGAAGGTATTCTGCTACATCAGGGGATGTTAGTCTTTTAGAGATTTCTGAATGAAGGTATTCTGCTACATCAGAGGCGTCGAATTCATCTCCTGATTCGATTTGATCTTTGTAAATCATCTCTGCTGCATCTAATAGAGTGTTTAATGCTTGTAGGTTAGTTAAGCCATCTATTCGATCGGCAGTTTCAGGGTCAAGTTCCTCGTTGATAGGTGTTTTTTTGTACATGTTATCGAAGAACTCTTTTCTAGTCTTCTGTACAAATGCTTGGATGTTGAAATTATCAGACATATCTTTATAAAGTGATTTATTAATAAATAGGCTTCTAATAGTTATTCATAAAGTTCTCCTTAAATCCCTTCAACTTACTATGTAAGTCAGAAACTGCTTGAACTTGTCTCTGCTGTATGAGTTCTATTCGAGAACTTAGTAGAGTTTCTTGATATTCCCTATCATCTTTACATATATTGAGAGCGTCTGCTTGCTCTTTCCTAAGAGCTTGTATAGAATCTTCAAGTTTCCTCTCTATTAAATTAACTTTCTTACTAAGGTCTGCTAAAGTATAGTATAGTATACCGTTATAGGCGATAAAAATAAGTGCGGCGATTGAGATTAAGGTTGTAGATAGCATAATAGTTTTAATTCTCTTTACTAAAGATGTTTGAAAGTAAGTCTAAGATGTACTGTACGGTGAAGACCCCGGCAGTAACTTGGAAGACTTCTATAATAAAGTCTAATGTAAAGCTATCATAGGGTAGTAAGGTAGTTCTAACCCAAGTGCAAAGGGTAAAGAAAAAGAAAAGGCCTAGTAGGTGCACGATTTGGCGTAGTCGAAGGTTGATGGTATTACTCATTACCTTAATATATGAAATAAGAGAAGGTATTGCAACATCTCTTACACTTTCTCTACTTCTTTAATATCATAGAAGAATAGGTCTGAATCACCTGCAGACCATTTATTAGAATCTTCGCAGTAGAATTCTTTAGTTGATACTTTAAAGTCTGGGGTTTTCATCCCGGTAGGGGTTAAGGATTGATCGTAAAACAGTACCCTGTTGTTAGGTTGAGCGGCAAATTGACCGTTATCTAGTTTGATTATGTTGAAAGACTTATGCTCGTTAGGGGTTTCAGATAGAGAAACATTTAACTCGTTCGGGTCTGAATGGCAGGAGTCGATGGTAAATAAATAAGTCCCTTCGTAATACTGTTTATTTTTCATAAACACTTTGCAGTTTATTCCGGAGAGGGTTGCTTTGGTGAGTACCGTTATGTTATAGGAGAAAGCATCCCAAATCTCCAGGAAGTCTAAAGGGAGTTGGTCTTCTTTATCTATATCTGTACGCCAGGTATAAGCAGAGAGAGGTAGTTTATCGTAAACTGCTCCGTAGTTTGTTAGAAGGGATTCGATATAGAGAGCTTTCCCCTTAATAGACTTTACGGAAATCCAATAGCAGGGTTCAAATTCCCCATGGCCTTTCCCAAAATCATACAGGTATTCTTTTTTAATATAACATTGAATAGGAGGGAGGTTAGCAACTAAGTAACTCATACAATAATACATAGGAGAGAGGGAGAGTTAAAGACCGGCCTTCGCGTTTCTACCGGTATATATATGTATACCTTCTTATTATTATAAAGGATCTGCCGTTATCTTTCCGGCTTACCTACATTCTTATATAACCTTCTATAAAGAATAGGCTCTTGACTGTCTCAGACTAGTCTACGGTAGTGTAATAGGTCACCGTAGACCACCCTTCAGACGCTTTTACGGGGTCCGGGGAGGGTGTTAGGGTATAGAATTTACGGTCTTGGTGTTCTTGGGCTTGATGTTGGGGTATCAATCCGGCAGTTTCACTTTCGTGAATGTGTTTTAGAGACCAGGGTCTTGTTTTTTCTTTTGTCATAACTTTTTATTTTATTTACTATAATTTGTCTTGTAGTTTTGCAATCTCTTTGGTCCAGGCAATTATCGACTGCTTGGTCCAGGTAATATGTATACGTTTCCAGCTCTCTATACTACTAGCAATACCATCTTCCATCTCTTGATTGTAGTATGCTTCATCGTTGTTATAATTCTTGGCAGCACCTCGCTTTACGATTTCCTTCCAGGTTGGCCATTCATACCAATCTTTTTTATCCTTTAATGTTTGGATGATTTCATCATCGGTTAGTTTTGAATCGTGTGCAAGTTCTGCTTGTGCCTTTGCAACTCTAGTTTCATACTGCTTAATATCTTTATTTAACCTTTCGATCCTGTTCATTCTTTTGATCTTCTCAGAGTATTCTTTAGAAATCGTAGAAGATCCTGTTTTTGGAATATTTGTTCTTGTAATATATCTATAATGAAGTCGTTGGATGTTATAGCCGCCTGCATAAATAGCCTCTGTTGAGAAGTTATAGGTAACTCCATCTCTTTCGATCTGTGCGGTTATTTCGATATTGTTCTTAATGCTTGTATTAACATCAATCGAGAGTAATGTATCAGAAGGATTAGTATACGTCTCGATTGCCTTAACCATATCAAAGGTTAGATTGAGTCTTGCCATCTCTCTATCGAAATCAGTAAAGTCTTGTTTAAACTTTTCTTCAAACCAAGCCTCGGTTTGAGATACCATTTCAAAAATAGTAGGCTCTAACTTATTTAAAATAACATTAACAATATTACCTTCTTCAAATAACCTACCCTCGGTAAGGTACTTTTTTAAATCAAAATTATCCATCGTTTCTTATTATGATATAAATATACGAAAAATAATTCGAAGTAACAACTGTTTTAATTTGCTTTTTATAAGAAAAAGTTCTAACTTCTAATAAAGAATGATACTCCTTTATAAAATGAAATGAAAAGGTATAAAGGAAGAGAGAGAGAGAACATAAATGTATAGTATAAGAATAGAGAGAAACAAATAGGATATACTATAAACAATATGATAAAAATAATTAGACGTAATTTGCTGATAGGACTATGCTACTCCGGAGGGTCTTTTAGGACCATTGTTTCTATGCTTGAAAATTTTGCCAAAAAAATTCCCTGGGTATATTGAATTCTGATACCATGCTAGGATTTGGAAAATAAGTTCATCCATCGGGTTATACTGAATGCTTTTTAAGGTGTTTAGGTTTGAAGTTCAATCTATCTAGTCTATTGGGTTCCTTAACGTGGTTGGGTTTTAAATATTCATAAGTTACTTTATATACCTTACCCTCTACCTCTACCACCTTCTCTTCAATTACTCTAATACTATCCATTTTTCACTTTACTATAAGCCCGTGCATAGACCTGGGAGATATCCATGTATGGGTTTTTATTTTGAAGATCTTTTACATTCTTGAACAGCTCCTCTTTACAGTTAGACTTAAGGCAATCATAAACAATTTCTTCTATAGAGGGCATAATGGGCGAGATGGAGAGTTAAACGGGAGAAGAGGCATGCTAATACATATCTTAATATTCATTTAATATACATATATATTTACTTAATTCCTAAATTTTTTTCCGAAATATATTCGTAGAGTAGGCTCCCCTTAGCTCTTAGATACACCTATGGTGATAATAAGTACACTTGTATTGATAGTGTGATACATACGTAGTACGTACGGTATACCTACCTAGTGCGGCAGTAGCCATGCCTTACCGTGACCCTAGTGCCTTAGCTATGCTACCCAGTAGGAGCGGAATTCCTCGATGTTACGCTTTAGAAGGGCGTTATCCACCTCGATGCTTGGATAGAGGATCATTTCAAAGAGTTTCTGTGATTCCTTCGCCCATAGCCCTTGTCCTTTAATATACTCAATACCTTTAATGGCATGTACGACCGGGTTAGAAGTATCCATAGAGTATATCCAATTATAATCTCTATAGTAGAGTCCTTCTTGTGGCAACCCGGTCCCTAGCAAGTGATGAGGTTTATCTAGATTGATTACACCCATCTCTCTTAATATGCCTAGCAGTTGTACTCTACCTAACATCCAAGACACCTTTTGATTTGTATGTGGGAACATCTTCTCATATAGAGAGTAGTCAAATGATATTGCTATCATATCTACTCCTAATCTATCTAGTGCCTGATAACATCTTATTATTTCCTCTAGTGTCTTTCCTTGTACCACTCCGATGGATTTAGTTCCTTTAGGTATCTTACTTCCATATTCAAACAACCACTCCTCGGCCTGTCTTATTGTTCCATCACAATCCTCCAGTACATCAGGAATAATATACCATGCAGGCATCAATCTATTTACCCACTTAAAGAAATGCTCTCCTTTAAATGCTGTCTCTAATTCAAAGATGCTATTATCTAATATGATCTCCTCACCGGAGTCTTTTAAGTCTAGGAACTTCTTTCTATATGCCGGTATCTCATCCATTAGATGTACCAAGCAGTAAGAGTAATCCGTCATTTTATGTACCTCATCAAAGATCGATAAGGGTGCTTCGTGTGCTATCTTAATTGCCATCTTACTTTAATATAAGAACAAACCTTAAAGAAGGCAACCTTATATGCTAGTTAAAGTTTCTAAAGGCATATTAGGCCCTTCAATATTAAGTGGGAATCTTTCTCTTAACTCCTTATCAAGTACTTGTTTATAGTATTGAGAGATCTCCTGAGGAGTATAGTATTCCTTTTGAAAGGATTTTTGATAGACCGAGATAGTGTCAAAAAAGTATTGGTCAATCAAACCCCGGTCGAGGAGATTTTGAAGAGTAGAGATTGTTTCAAGCCTTGAGTAAAAATTGTACCCCGGAGTGTAAGTATAGTCCCCCTCCTGTATGTTTTTATCTTTTATCATACCTAAAGATACGAACTAACTAGTTCCTAAGCAAGCCTTTTCTTTTTTATTTTACCTTGTATGCTGACCAAACCTCTCTATTTAACCTCCTATCATCCTCTCGATTGCCTATAACCTTACCATCTATTAAAGCGAAGGCGTGAGCATTTACCACTACAATATAACTCCCTTGATTGAATTCCTTTACGAACTCCTTAACCTGATAACGAACCTGGAGTGTCACACGTTTTTTAACAAATGCTGACTTCTCATTGCTCCACCTTGTAACTTTAGATTTCTTAGCTCGTGTAAGCCTTCCGCTTCTACCCATCTTACT